TATGCTCAAGGCGACCAAGTGATATATGCCACTGATCCACAAGGCGAAAGATGTCTGTACAGATATCAAGACAACAACATACTGATTGTGAGTTCTGAGGTGGCAGCTATTTTGGTATACATCCAACCAAAATTACAAGACATCGATTACACAACCAAACACTATCCAATTTGGCAAAACACACCTTGGCAAGGAATTGAACGATGTGTGCCAGGTGTGATGTATGATCAGTCGGGCAACACCACAGTGATTGACAGTATCTTTTCATGGGCCAAACCCAGTAGTATTCAAACATTGGACCAGGCATGGGAAGAATATCAACCCATGTGGGAACGGGTAATCACTGACATGCGGCCAGAAACATCTTATGCCTGCACATTCAGTGGCGGGCTTGACTCTGGTGTGGTTGCAAAAAGTCTTCCACAAAGTCAGCACTATTATACCACCAACATGCTGGGCAAAGACCCAGTGAGTGAACAATCTCAACGCATGTTGGAAGGCAGTCAACGAGACAAAATCATCAACATTGATGTTACAGAACAGCAATGGGCTGATGCATTTGAGCAAGTGTGTCGTCGCACACTCATGCCAGTTCAAAGCTACAGTTTTGTTGGGCAGTGGATAATTGCTCAACACTGCAAAGAACGTGTGTTGTTTACTGGTGTGGGCGCCGATGAACTGTTTGGTGGATATGGTGTTTACTCACAGCTTGAATACACCACACAAACAAGTGCAAGTCCTTACAGTTCATTTGGCAATGACACTCACGCACAACAACTGTGGCAGCAATGTTTACATGCACATCAAGGTCAAGCAGAGCCAGCCACTCTGTTGATGGATTACATCACTCAAATTTGTGCAATAGACATGCGTGGTATTGACGTTTGTACCATGGCACATGGCATTGAACCACGCTCGCCATTTGTGCATCCTAAGATCATTCGGTTTGCACTTGGCCTTCCCATGCACCTAAGACGCGGCAAACCTTTGATTCGTCGACAGTTTTTGGAATACTGGCCTGAAACAATGATACTGCCCAAAAAAGGATTCACTGGACATTGCAATGATTCATTGCCTTGGATGAAATTCACTGTGCCAGATCAGGCTCGGGCACCGCAGTGGAAACAAATTGTCAAAACTGGATTTAGATATTATGCCAATCAATATCTTGATCAAACCACTCGGGACTTATCCGCACATGCGGATGCTGTTTGAAATATTTTTCAACCCAAATCAAGCACTGTGATTCGCTAGGGGTTACTGATCTAGTACGTGAACTGTTGAATTCGTACCAGTACAATCCGTATGGCGCTTGAGAATCTGTAAACCTAAAAGTAAACAACTGACCCAGATCTGCCCCACACAGTTCAGCAAATCTATCAAAGGTTGTGATTGGTTCAAAGTCTGAATACAAGTGTGCGCGGCTGTGATGTGTGGTAATAAATCCCGGCACAGTTTGTATTTCGGGCAATCTTTCCAAGCATCGCAGTCGTGAATCTCCATTGCCAGCAAGATACGTGCCATCGCCTTGATCCAGCACCAAAAATGGTTTTATAATGCCCTGTGCTCGTATGTCTCGTATCCACATGTTGAGCTTGACAAGATTAGCAATGTCATAGTGATTGCGTGGTTCAGCCAGAAATCCTGCTGGCCCATCATACTCCAGCCACTGATTGGCCCACTCACAAAGATCGTGCAATCGTTGATTGGTGGAAAAGTGACGAAATTCACAGTGTGGATTCCAAAACAAACAATGCATGCCTTGATTTGAACTGATCTGGATGGGATCTTGTTTGTTGGGCCAGTGAAATTCCACAAGAGGATTATTCCAATACATAGATCTACTTAGTAAATAGGGCATGGACTATACATCTTTGTTTGCCAACACGCTAACCAGCCAGGGGTTTGATCTTCATGCAGTTTACAACTGCTTTGATCCTCCATACCGTCCAGACACTGGTTGGCCTTTAAAGTTGCCCAATATTGAATTCAAACACAACACACTGCTGTTGTTGCATTTTCAAGATTTCATAACACCATGTCAGGGTCGCATACTTGAACTAGAACAAGTAGAACGCCACTATGGTGCCAATGCCGATCGTGTGCTGGTCACTTACTGGAGCCATAATTTACAAAAGCACTATCAAGGACCAGTAAATCTCATTGAATTTAGCAATCATAACATGGCCACTGTGGCCACTATTCGAGCTCGTGAGTCACAATGGACCAATCAAATAAATGCAAAAACTTCAGCATGGCAATGTCTCAATGGCCGCATGTGCTTGCATCGTCGACGTGCTGTGGACATCTTGCAACATTGGCCCAATGGTGTGCTGAGTTACGGCAACGACATTCCACTTGATGCCTGGGCATATGATACCTATCGCGGAACAGAAAATGAAGATAACTTCATGCGACTACTGCCAATATATGCAAAATGTCAAGTGAACATTGTTACCGAAACACAGTATGATGAACCACCGGGTATTGTGAGTGAAAAGACATTGATGGCAATGATTGCACAACAAGTGCCCATTGTGATTGGTCATCAAGGTATTGTACAAGACTGTAGAGAACTTGGGTTTGACATGTTTGATGACCTAGTGGACACCAGCTATGATAGCATGCCCAATGACATTCGAGTTGAACAGGCCATAATAAAAAATCAAGATCTCATACTGGGAAAAATCAATCTTGCGCCATACCAAGAGCGGTTGCAAAAACAAAGAAGTTTTTTGCTTGATGAATTTGTAACTGGCACACAACAACGATACATTCAAGACGTTGAACAGTTGGCTAAAAAACTAAGTGCGATTTAAAAACTTCAACCACTTTTCTAGATCGCCATACATGGCCAACATCACTGCCTGCTGACTGCCAAACAAAATGATCTGTGGCTGCTTGCCAATTTTGATGTAGTAAGGACAATCTAATTTTTTGTCCAAGGTCAGTAAATGTTTGGGTTTGGCAACCAAGTCAGGAGGAGCATCAAATGCATACGTTTCTAAATCACAAGCACCAATGGCCATGTATCCAGCCGTGGTCAGTCTAAATCCGCCACCTTCTCTAAAGTTCATCCACCATGACTTGCAGGCTTCATCGTAGGTCAGTCGGTCTTCTTCCGGAAGACCTATCAATATGCGTTCGGTAATCTGTTGTTTAGTTAACATTGGGGTACACTTGTTCCCCTTGTGTTAACAGCATGACTGTGAATTTGTCAGTCTTGAACTGTGCATTTAATTTTTTTGCTAAATTTTTAGCATGACCTGGATTTGAGAAACTGACTTTTTTGTACTTAGGGCCAGGATATTGCGTGAGCATGTTACCAGTCTTGAGATTGATTGGCTTTTGATCGTAAAAGACCGCCCACACACCTTCAGAGGCCAATACTTGTTCGGTCTTATAGGTTTGTTTCTCAGTGTGCTCAATTAGAACTAGCGGTTTGGGTCTACTCATATTTTCTCCCAAGTTTATTTATCTAATAAACTAGGTGTTTTTGAAGCTTCCACCTGCGAGTTCTACCGTAATCACTTCATTGGAATTTGTAGCGGTGCTTGAACGTAGTTCTTCTAAAGTTACTAATAGTTTGGTAATGTCTGCATGCAGATCCTTGGCATCACGAAGAGTCATGATAAAATCACGTTGATTGCGTGACTCATGTGCCTTGATGGAATCAATAAATCGATGTATATGTAAACTCATTTTTTAAGATATGGTTTGAGATCAGGAGGAGTCCAGCCCACGGGCTTGAGTACCTTGCCATCTTCACGTTTGCGTACTTTACCAGTTTCGTGATCAATCTTGGCAAAGTTGGTCCGCATGACTTCTTTCCAAGCCCCTTCGGCATCTGCACCCATTGAGTGGATGGCACCAACAGTCACAACCAAAATGTCAATTAATGCATCTAACTGTTCTACCGGATCTTCTGACAATGTTGCCTCTAACAGTTCCTGATGTTCTTCGGTAATAAGATTAGTATACAAGGCAAATTGTCCTTCGTTGAACTTGTCCACAGTTTGGTCACAAGCTCGCATAAATTTTTCTTGATCACGAAACGGATTGGTCACGTGCCTGCTCCTCAGTGTAAAATGGACCTTGATAGGTATAACGTTCTAGCACAATCAGTTTGGGATTCTGTAGCACTTTCCAACTGCGATGTTGTTTGATCGAATACCATCCGGCAGCAAACCATGATTTTGATTTGTTTGTTTTTGTAAACAACGGCAATTTTAACTGCACATTCCACATGCCATTGTGTGTTCGGCAACCTGTAGGATAACCATGCACACGATCTTTTGGAATAGGTGTGACATGTTCTGGTTCGGCAAATTCAATATTGGCTTGTCGCCGTAACATTCGAATGGTTTTAAATTTAGCAACCTTGTTGCGGATGGTAAGAGCAAATCCACCATCCACAGCTTGAACGTTGCCAATTTTTTCATCATCTTGTTTGAGTATCCAGTATTGATTGTCAATTACCGGTTTTGCTACTATCATTTCAATGCTCCTTGATATGTTTGATTCAGCCAGCGACCAATTGGTTCAGCTTGGTCACTGAGCTTGGTGAGTTCATACTTGCCACAGAACTTGAGGAAGTGTGCGCCTACCATGCCTATGTCTTTGTTACTAACTTGTTCACAGATTACTGTGTCTACTACATCTTTGATATCTTGTGGTTGGGCTGTGAGATCAATCAGCGTGACGTTGCGTTCGTAATCTGTTAGCACCTTGTGTTCAACCTGTTCGTGGTCAGACCAACGTTGCAACATGAGATTGTTCCAAGAATATCCTTTTTTGTCACGATCCTCAAAGGCTTCTGTAAGTCCCACTTGATTTTTTGTGCCTTTCACACGCACCCCTGGATACGCAGAAAATACATTGTCACCTGGATCACCGCGCATGCATTTCATGAACAGCACCCATTTCTGATAATCAGTCGGCGCCACAAAGCTCTTGTCGGCTTTGCCTACTTTGATCTTTGAATTACTTTCAATCGTAAAACTTAATTGGTTGCCTTTGGCATCTGTTACGCCATCAACACTAAACAGGTGATCGTTTATGCCATTGTATAATTGACAATTGGGTGCAACCAACTGAACGAAGTCTGAATCACTGCTGACAATAATATGTTCATCTTGGGGGTGTAGTGCAATCCAGCGGCCTATGATATCGTCCGCTTCTGCTGTTGCGCAACGAATCACGCTACAATTTGTTTTCTCAGACAAGTATTTAGTCAGTTCATCATAGGTTTCCCAAAACAACTTGTCCTCTTCTGCTTCAGTTTCACTCATGGCACCGCGGGCCACAGCACGATTGGCTTTGTAGGGCTTGTAGTAGTCTTTGCGCCAGCTACGACCTTCCAGTGCGAAAACCACGTGATCTACACCAAAGCGCCTGGCTACCTTGTTGGCGCTCATCATGGTTAGATGAAGTGCAAAGCCCAATTTAGTCCATGTATCACTGGCCCTGTGCGCCGAATGTCGGGCACGGAAAAACATGTTGGCAGTATCAATCAGTAGATATTTCATTAGGGCGGCCCAGAAGTTTGTGTTGCTTCAAGTATTGTAACACATATTCCGACCAAAATCTATGGCCATCGGCTCCAAAGTGGTAACTTTTGGGATTCACATGCTTGAATCCGTTGTTTTTAAGTATGGCATTCCAACTGTGATCTCTTGAATATGGCTCAATGTAATGCCCTTGCCAATCTCTTAGATTAAATAAATCACTAAATGTACTGTTGCCACTGTAGAATAAATGTCGTACATTTAGGTCTTTTAACCGGCAATGCAAGTGCCAGATTTTGTTATGCCATTCATCTGTTTTTTGAGTCCAGTTGACGTCTAAAATGTACTGACGATATCTATCTTCAAGCTCTGGTGGTACCATGTCCACACCACTGGCGTTTACTTGATAGCATCGGCCTTCGTATTCCCATTCTTCTCGTTCCCAAGTGGTCCATTGAATTACCATCACAGTGTCATACAAGCGGCTATAGTTCTCATGAATCCACTTGTTAGTGGTACGCAGTATGCGATCATTGCTGGCTGCTGATTCAGCGTCACAGTAAAATTCAGTGTTGAGCATGCGATCT